CATGTATCATCTTCAATGTGGGAAATCTTAGGCTAATTCCACCTTCTTGATTCTCTGTCTCTTCGAAATATTGAATTGTTACGGTTTTGTTAAGAATTTTACTCTTATCTTTATAAAATGCTTGTCTTTCTTCGATAGTAAATCCACTACCAACATCGACCTTATATCCCTTATGGTCTATAGTTATATTTGATAGCATAATTTCTTCGCACTCTTGACCATCTTTAACATAACGAAATGGCCCGAATGAAACATTTTCTACTGTATATTCATCGTCAAAAAACGTTTTATACTTAAGCAAATCTTTACTACGCTTACCCTTGTATGGCTCATCAGCCCTTAACATTAGACCTTCCCAGCCCTTATTACTAGCCTCTTTTACAAGTTCTTGGAAATGATATTCATCTTTAATAACGGTCTGTTCAAGCTGAACTAAGCACTTGTTCTTATTATCTTGTGCCATTACGTATTCCAAGTCTTTAACTCTAATACTAAATGGCCTACTGCTACTACCCTTTTGGGAATAAAACTCATCATGGGTAAGCATATCAAATATTTTATATACAGGATTGGGGATGATATGGTCTTTCTTACGAAGTTCTTTCATTACTCCTTGAAAGTCCTCTACTCCATCTTCATCGACTAAGCACAGTTCACCATCTAGGACTACGTTAACAAGTCCCATAGAGCGAATAGCATCATGCACGACGTTAAGTGTGTCAAACACCTTTCCCGTTCTAGAGTAGAAAGTTGAGTTGCCTTTATCATCAACAATAGCAATACACCTAGCCCCATCAATTTTACGACTAGCATACCAACCATCCTTCCAATTTACAATTTTAGGAACATACTTATCTGCCAACGCAACGCTAAACGTAGGAATAAAATCTGGAAGAGCTTTATTAATAAGCTTATCACCAGCCCTAGTTTTCAAATCTTTATCAATAATACAGTGAATGAGTTCTTCATATTCTCTTTGATTATCAATAAAACTATTAACGGCACCGATAGCATCATGTCCCGTGATAGTTCTATTCTTTAGAGCGTTAAGCAAATCAAATATGGACTCGTAAACATTACCACGCAAGTGACTTTTCTTTTTAAGATTATCACTTGTAACATTATACTGCCAAAGAGGATGGTAAGTATAAAGCAAAATCTTTTTAATAAAGTAGGCACCCTCATTATTGTGGGCGGCATAATCTTTAATAATATCTACTTTATCAAGAGTGCTACTGGTGGCCCTAAGATCACGAACAAAACCATAAAGATGCTCAAAACTTTGGTGGCTCATATTTTTCCTTGTATGCTATTTGATAGTCTAACCATTTATTGTCGGTTAGATCGTTATATATTGCAAATGCCAACTTGCTTACGCTTGTAGTTTTACCACATCGTTCTGGGTTGTCAAGCTTGAACCAAGAGTACCCATCGCTTTTCGTCGCTGAGTACCCTTGGTCTTTAGCCCATTTCCTAACTTCTGTCCAAGTCACTTTTCGCTACCATAAAAGTTAGGACTATATTCATCAAGTTCAAGAACATTCTTAAAACATTCAAACAACTGCTTGTTCCTAATCCTATGAATCGTAGCCAAGCCGATCAAAGCATTAGATAGTTCATCTGGAGTAATCTGCTCTTCCAGCATAGCACAAGAAATCATTTCAAGCTCATCAGCAATATTTTCCGACTTCATAATCTGATCTTCCAAATCAAAACGGTCCATAGTATTCTCCTTTAAATGTAAAGCCTAGAGTATTCACCTTGTATATCATGCACAAAATCCAACTTACCAGTATCATCGGGTCCAGTTATATATTCTGCTGGTACAGTTTTATAAACACCCTTCAATTTAGCTTCTTCCCAATCCAAACAACCATATCTGCTCCAATAAAGATACTTAAACCCTTCGTAGCTTTTAGTTTCCGCTAATAGCTTTTCCATTAGAATGCAAAGCTTTTGTTTAGTAGACTGAGGAATACGAGTTCCGAGCATGTCATTAATCGTATTCTTTGTGTGTGTAAGAAAATCAATCGATACTTGCTTTCTCAGTTTCGCTTTGGTTGTCATTCTCATCTCCTTCATGATTGATAGTCAAATACGGAACCCATCCCGTTTCTTCATCTTCTCCAAACAATAATTCTGTCACATTAGCTTCATACTCTGACCCATCATTGAAATCGTAAACTTTAATATCAGAATCCAAAAAGTCAGGTTCTTGGTTTTCTGCCTGTTTTGCTATATAAGCTATCAATTCTCGCCAAGTCATGTTATTTCTCCTAAGTGTTATGCCATTGTACAGTATCGTCATTGTACTGTCAAGTGCTTGAGGAAACTTCTTCCGTTTGTTCCTCTTCAACGATAATTCGCTGTGAAATATTTGCATACCTATTTGGGTCTGCTAGACCATCATTAATACGATTAAGCAGAGTGATATAATAACCAGAATCATCTTTACATAGAACCTGTCCTTCATTAATAGTAACATTTTTAAATGCTGAATGGTCAACAACCATATCTGCGGTTGATCCAAAATGAGTTTTGGTTGTTACAACGTGTCCTGTAAAATGCTTTGGAGCCTTATAGAGTTTCTTTGCCATCTTTAATCCTTTTTATAAGAGAATACCATACAATTTCTTTCATCATCCCAATAAGTTTCAATAGAATCTAAAGCTGCTAATTTAGATAATTCAATTCCTAATACCCATACATTTATTTCTTCGCATATTTTATGAAGAATTTTATAGTTTATTAGGATACTTCCATCTTCATCCTGTAAGCCAAACTGTCTAATTATATTTTTAACTTCTTTTACTGTTATATATTCTTTGAATTTGCACATTGGTATTTTTCTTTGTTTAGCAATATCTCTTCCAAGATGTTTAGCTGCCAATGTTAGATTTTTAATTTTAACTAGATTATCCATAATGTCTCCTTAAACTGTAATCAGTTGATTATATTTTTCTATAGCTTTATCTTTCATCTTTAGTTCAAAGTCTATATCAAAATCAAGACCATATGTATTGAATATATTATTGGCGTAGTCAGCGTGTGCCCGTGGATTATTACCGGGGCGACTTTCACTATAGTGGAACAATGGTTTATAGCCATCCCATGACCTATAGCAAGCGTTTATAGCCCGTTCCTCATCTATACCGTTAGGATGACAGGCATGGTGTAAATAATCAAATGTAATAGGAATAGCTGTTATGTCATGAATTTGATGAATTAGCTCTATAACGCTCCAGCCGCCCAACTTGTCATCATTTTCTAGCACAAGCCTATTCCTGCAATTACTATCAAGACGATCACAATTGGTAATGAATCGGTTTAGTATTTCGTTGTAAGTACCGGTCTTATTATGAACGTGGATGTTCATTGGGGATCTATAGTCTGCTGGACATCCAATGCGGTCCATGAATGAAGAATAGAAGTTAAGTTCTGTAATGGTTTTGTCAACGGCTTTGCTATTAAGGGATGCCAAAACATTAAATTCACTAGGATGACAAGAAATGCGAACATTAGTAGTGGCAATAGTCTGTGCGATACTATCAAAAGAGTCTTGAATATCATCATAATTTGGTAAGTCTTCTAGTTCAATGTTAGCTTCATCATAAGTAATAAGAGGAAATAGATCACTACTAATCCTATAAACATAGTTATTATCACCACAATATTGGATGATTTTATTGGTAGTCTCCATATTATTAAGAATACGGTCGCCCAAGATAGACAATGCTTCTTGTCTGGGCAGACTAGAGAATCTTTTAAATGTCATGGTTTGGAACTTAACGGGTTCGTCTAGTTCCTGCAAATTAAGACTTATACAGCATAATCCAAATTTCATATTGTACCTCAAAATAATAAGTGCCTCTACCCTATTATACATCGGTAAAGGCACTTGTCAACTTAAAACGTTCTAGGACTGATTCTTTTTCCAAGAGAATAGATTATTTAGCCAAGCTTTTCTTTTACTGCAATTACACTCTTTAAGATTAAACCAAGCTTTGAATTTCTCTTCTGTGATCCCTAATGATTTTAATGTATTTTCTACCACATCCCCAAGCCCCGTCATATTTGGATCAGTATGACTATTGGGTTTTATTCCCTGCTTTTCTAATTCCTGTATCACAACATTCATTTCTTGTTTTATATCTTCCATAGTGATACTCCATAAATAGTTATTTTTCTTTTTTATTTGTGGGTTTAATTCCCACTTAATCCCCTTTTCTATATTTTCCTTTGGGCTTGTAACCCATAAAATACGTGTTACAGTGGCTCAAAATGGTCCTAAAACGGATAGTTATTTCTTATCGTCTAATATCATACTTATACATGAAAACAAGACTAATAATATATACAGTATACTACCATACATGAATACATCTAATACGACTTTGGTTGTTAGGATATTCATTGATATTAAGGTGGCTATTTCACATAATACAATAATATTCGATATTGATCAGATTTCTAAGAGGTACTGGGAGTATAGGTATAGAGTGTCTAAGTGATCTTTCTATTACGTAGAGCATAGTCTATGGTTGTTATATATTGGTCCAATTGATCGGGCGTTAGTTCCTTACCATTAGTAGCAAGAACATATCTATACTGTAGTCTCTGCTGTTTGGTCATGAGTGTTAGATCATGTAGCTCGTTTAACTGGTTTTTATCTTTGAGCTTAGTAATAGATTTAAATAGGGAATAGGTTTCATTGCTATCGTATATATCGTCATATATGATAGACATGTATTCTAAGAATTCTTTCTTGGTAGCCATATTATCTCCTATAATAATTGGGCGATTTTGACCCAATTTGTCTCAGAATAGGTGCGCTTTAGTATATAAAATGGTGTTAAAAGGTGATATTACGGTTTATGCTCTAACGGGCATATTTACCTTAATTAGTTTATGAGGACTACGATACATGTTATCTATGAGTGAAGATTGTTCTTCTTCTCCCATATAGATATACCCGTAACCACCATTAGAACTATGTACGACCAAGCCATTAGAGTCATGTTTATATACTGTATATATTCCAGCATCACTCATGTACATACGCTCGCCCATGTCGTTGATATAGTAGTTACCAGATCGCCCAATAACCTTAATAGTATCACCAACAGCAAGAGACTTCCAATCCTCAATCTCTTCAAACTTCTTGGGGCGCTTAGTTTTAAACTTATTCTTCTTAGTTATAGAAGCAGGAACAAATTCAAAATTACACTTTTTACAAGAGTGTGATCGTGCGCCATTAATCTCCTGACAATTCTTACAAAGTTTTTGTCCACGCTTCAGTTTCATATATATGTCCTATAGAGTAAAAATACAAATCTCACTGACTACCAGTAGCGGCCAGAAC